AAACTCGGACTTGAAGACTCTTGAACACCCAGCGGATTGTAAAGTGCAAGCGGTGCTAAGTTGGTGAATTGACTGCCAGCGTCCGGCTCGATGTCAAGTATGACTTCATTCAGTATGACTTCGCATCCTCTTACATCAGCCATCATAGCCTCTGCAAGTATGAGAGCATAGCCTCCTCTTGTTGACATGTCTTTTTCAATAGCAATGACAGTGTTTACTTGCTGTCCTGTTAATTCAGTTACCTTGTCACCGCTTTCACTTGGAGCCTTAACTGCATCACTGTGGTTCAAGTGAAAGCCCTGTAACTGTTGTTTGAATACATTCGGCTGGATTATAATTTGATATGCGCCTACCTCTAATGGGTCGGGGAAGTGATTGTTCAAAGTATAGGCATTACCTGCCTCCAAAACAAGCGTATGTCCTCCTTGAGAGTTGATAGTTCCGGCGTTCGACCCTGCGCTGGCGGCAACACCATAGCCTTCGTACTTGACTTTGGTTTCAGTGAGTAAGGTAAAGGCACCACCGTGTATGTCACTCGGACCGAAGCCAGCGGTAGCAGTGGAGAACCAAACCAGCGGGTCTCTTGTAAATCCGGAACTTGCAAGTGTTGAAGTCGCTGATGCGCGTGCGGCTTCAAGGTTACCAGTGTAATTGTCACTGTCCGGCTTGTAATTAGCACTCTTACAAGCAGTGTTGAGGTCGTAAAGACGCTGATAAGCAGGGTGTGCGTAGTGTCCGGGCAACAATGCCATGGTAGGAGTAACATAGTGATGGCCCATTCTTGGTATAGGCATAGGTGTCATTTTTGGCTTGTTAATTTGAGTGAACGCTGTAGAAGGCTCAGCCATAGCACCTGTGCTCGCAGGTAATGCTCCATACATAGTAAACCAGTCAACTGATTTCATGTCCGGACTTGCACCGCTGTATTCGCTTTGGTCTCTTAGTCTTCTTGCCGCAAAGAGCCTTGTTGAGCCTGCTGGCATGTAGTAACTTGGCACTACCTTGAGTCCTGTCTTACCAGTAACAAATGTAACAAAGTCGGGACTATAGACTACACCTGTAAACTTGTTAGTACCTATGCCTGTATAAGAAGCGATGACGCCTTTGTCAGTAGCAGGGTCGTATACTCTTAAGAAATAACGCCCTCCGCTTAATTCAGTTGAGTCAGTCCAAGTTGCAGTTTCGGGAGTCGAAGTAACCACTATTTCAGTGCCGGAATAACTTGAATATGTCAATTCATCTACATCATGCCGATGAGTCATACTGACTCCCATTCTCGTTACATGGAACATTATACTACGGTCATGCGGTTCATACGACGACTGTAAAGGAGCGTTATCAGTATGGTCCTCCCAGCCTACATTACTTGATGCTGGGAACTTTAATCGAGCCGCACTCTTTGTTGTAGATATGTCTACAGCGTCTTGGCTGAGATGTTCCCAGCCATTGTTTTCCCAAGTAGGGAACAACCGTGGACCTGCATATTCATAATCAAACATTTTGCGTATTTGACTGATATTTTGAGAAGGGTGCTGTAGACCGCCCGAACCAAATGATTCATTTTGATAAGCCTGTATTCTGTCGAAGCCGGACCTCACGACAATGTTACCGGGTATCTCATCGGGGTTCGGTAATCTAATTTTGAGATTCGGATTAACTCCTGCACCGGCAAGTGCTGGAGCAAGGCCCTCTATCTCTCGGTCACTTATGTGGCGGAAGTCCATGATGACGGTTCCCAAAGGACTACCTCCTTCAAGTCGATGCTCTTGACCTGTGTCGTCCATAACGCTGACGCTTTCAAATTGCATGTGCTCATTGGGTATAAGCAAAGCATTGCGGACTTCTAACGGGTGCTGTTCAGCCAGTTGAGGATGGCTTAACTCCTGTGCTTGTATGATAGGGAACATAGCGGCGTTCGTTGTTTCAAACGAGAAACGGACATTACCGAGTATTTTTTCACCCACTAATTTGTAATCACTGCTGTCTTTTCTTTTTGTCCAAGGAATCATACCCAGTCCTCTCGCATTTACAGCAGGCATAGTAAGACTACCTCCATCCATGCGCTTCCAAACTACATGCTCCGGTAAGAAGTTGCGAGCGGCACTTCTCTTGTTGTAATAATCATAAAGTCCGTTATGTGGTTTAGCAGTAGCCTCTGCTCCTATGTTGAGATAATCGTTGCGACTGGTTATACCTATACATTCAACTGCATAAGTTTCAGCGTTTTCGTGAAACATCGAACCCTTAACAACCGATTCATCCCAAAACAAATCGCCCGTTGGGTAGTTACAAGCGTTCGCTCTTACCATATCACCGCTTTGTATTGTTCTGTGAAGTTGAGCATCGGATGCTAACGCTCCTGTATTAGGGTAGTCAGCGGCGTCGTGTGGTTGACTATAACCAGTATGAACCTGCGCTTCTATATGAGGGCCAGCAGTGGCAGGGCCTACATATCGACTCTTGTTGTTGACTTTACCAGTGTCCCAAGCAGTTGTCCCAGCATGCGCTATGTTGTTTGACTGTGCTACATGTAGCCAGTCGCCTGCACCCGAAATACCATTAGCGTCTGCTTTTGCTATAATCGGCAATTCACCTTCATGACTGACAGCAACAAGGTGTCTACTGAAAAGACCTGTTACGCAATAGTCGCCATAGAATGCGGCTGTTGGGTTTTCTACTCCACCTGTAGGAGCGTTACCGACAGTGCATGTTTCCGCCGCACCGTAGGGGTTGAAGCCTAAGAAGGGGTGCCATGCACCTAAACCAGCAGGGTGCAAGTTCGCACCTATGTCATTCGTTGCTTCATATGAGTTGAGATAAGAATACGCTTCGCCATGCCAGCCAACTGCACCTACTGGCTTTGTTCTGTCAACAGCATCAGTAAAACCACTAAAGTGCACCTGCGTCATATGGTCTCTTGCCGCTCCCGAAGCGGCGTTGTTGAACCTATGAGTCCCTGCTTTCGCCCAAATATACGCTTTGTAATTGGTGTCGGGTGCGACTATTTGCCGAGTTTGCGGGTTCATTATGTCAGTGACGGCGACAACTGTGGCTATGTTGAGAGTACCGTCTCCACCGCCACCTTGTATGACTAAGCCTGTATCAGTGGCTAAGTAACCGGAACCGGCATCAAATATAGAGACGCCTGTAACTACTCCCGACCCGTTGGTTACTGCATCTACTACGAGTCCTATTCCCGAACCTCCAGTTACAGGAACGCGTATTGTAGCACCTGCCGGATAACCAGTGCCCCCTGCGGTAAGAGTTAATCCACTTGGCTTACTCGATATATTGCTCTTGCCGAGAGTGAATGTAGTATTTGGTGCAGAGATACTTTGCGAAACATAAGGTGCAAAGCCAGCAATAGTACCGTTACTAACTCTTAGCCATCCATAATCGGGGTAAGTCGTTGCTGTGCTGGTAACCCGTATAGAAGCCGCAGTCCCACCACTTTCAGCAGTGTATTGATTAACTGCTAATTCTACCCAACCGTATCGGTCTTGCTTATGCGCATTTTGCATGCTCGGCATAAAGGTGCCACCAATAGCCTTGAGCGGGTCAGTGCCGGGGAATGTGTTGATAGCACCACTAAGCACTGCGCCTAATTCTTCGCTGTTTTGACAACGAGTAGCGTCGACCAATACAATGTTATCACTCATCTTTTGGTTGTTGGGCGAACCTCCGTAGTAAGTGAGATACGCCTGTGCAAGTAAGGCACCCGGCCTAAACGCACTGGCGTTATGCTTAGCACCACTACCTGTAGAGAGGAACGCACTGGCCGCATGGTTTTTCGGATTCTTGCGCAGGTGGTCGTCAAGGAAGTGCCCTCCGGGGTGATAGCCGCCGTCCATGTGCCATATAACCGACGATTTTCTTGTTGTAGGGTAAGATGAAGACTGTATCGAATTACCACTTATGTCGGTGAATATAAAATTAAACGGGTGATAATGCTTAGGTAAAGCGGTCGCCGTTCCAGCAGTGCCTTCAAAGAAGAATGCCGATATGTAAGTTTGGCTGTAGTTTCTTGAAGCAGACGCCGCCATCGAAGGAAAGCCCTTTGTCGGTTGCCAATTCATTACATAATTGAAGCCCTCTGCGTTGTTCTTTTGGAAAAAGGTAGTCATAGGTAGGTGTGCCAATGCACTGCCTCTGTTGAAACCGCTGTGCTCTGTAAGGTCGCCATTTGCCAGTTGGTTTGGTAAGAAAGAGTCCTTAGATGCATCTCCGCCTACATGGATAGGAACAGCACTGTAACCATTACCAGTAGTTACTATGTTAGCACCTTGGGGCTCTGTGGTTGCACTGCTATGAGGGAATGCCTGTCCCGGTCCAAATATCATGTATGTGGTATGAGCATACTGGTGACTGTCATGCGTATACCTTGCGTGAGGGTGTGCGAACCTTATGGTAAGAGGGGAGGGGATGTTAGCGTGAACAGAGTTAGTGCCGTCAGTGTAATCCAACCCTGTTACCTTACTGTTCGCACCTTTTGCCATATCAAACGGTAGTATAGCGTCTTGATTGAAGAACGGAGGATTATTCTGCCCTCGATGCTGGTCGAGGTAAGGAGTGCCGGGGAACATAGCCATCATAGCGTTTGTATCAAGTAATGCGAAAGAACCAGCCAGTTCTCCGACATTCTGTAAACCAGCGGAACCTGTTGGTCCTTTGGAATAAGGGTGTGTGTAGAAGTCGGAATAATCATTTTGAGTTCCGTCATTGATGTCTGTAACGACACCGGAGAAACCGCCACCGAAGTAAAGAGGAACATAGTGGTCGGGGCTGTTCTGTCCCCCTCGGAAATACAGGAACGGGTTACCGTTTTTACTACCTGCTATTCTTACTCCGTCTGTTTTTATAGCAGAGTAAGGGTCGCTCAGTCCCTTGATGAGTATGTCATGCTGTGCTGGACTCGCCCAATCAGCAGAAGCACCATTGCTGACATAAACGACAGCGGTAGTGCTGGTTGAGTCCGGTTTGCTTCTCACCATAGCATAATCAGCAGAGCCATGCCAAAGCAAGAAAGGCTCTCCCCAACTGTTTGCATTATCACATGCGAGTTTACCGAGCAAAGCCCAAGACTCGTTGGAGTCAAGTTGTATCTCAGTAGAACTGACAGCGTGAACTGATACACACGGAGAGTCTATTCTTGGGATGATATGGTCTCCAGCGACATCAGTATAGTTTTCACCTCGTAGATTGCGTCTCCACACAGTGGTATCAACTGCATTGTTTTGACTATCAACAAGTATAGGTGTAGCAGTGTTTGCATTTGAACCTCTATACTTGGTGTTGATATGCAGTAGTGTATGAGGTATGTAGCCGATGTCGAGCCTTACTCCAGCGTCTTGGTCGGCAGTTGTCAACCCTTGAAGGTGAGTGCCGCTGTCTACAGCCTCAGTCGAAACGCCTTCAAGCAGTCCCCAGTCTTTAGAGACATCTGCTTCAAACAACTTGTTCAGCGGAATGCTTGAATCGCTTCGGACTTTAATGCGAATTGCCGTAGGACTTACGCCCCATTCACCAAGTGTTTTACCGTCCGGTGCATACATATGCGTGCAATCAAAACTGGTCGCTTCTATGTTGTCTTGGGACGCACCGTCCATGTTAATAGAATGCGCAACTGCCGCCGCCATCACTTCATCAGTCAATAGGCAAGTGAAGTTGATTCTTGGACTCAGTATTAGACCTGCACCGCCGTCTACTATTTCTGTAACATTGGTGACTCCGTAAAAGTAATGTTTGTTGGATGCGCCTGTGTCTCCGGCTTTACCGTATTCGGAACGGCTGGTGTAGAAGGTAGTCATACCTTGGTCGCCAGTGCCACCGTCGTCGCTCGTTTGTAGCATGCCGGACTTAGGGAATCCGAGATAGCCGAGAATGTCGGGGTGTGCAAAAGAGCCACCGTTATGATAAGGGTCAGTGAGTATTACTTCTAAGGTCGTGCCGCTAAGCGTAGCAGTAACATGCACGCCTACATGGGGACTTGGGTAAGTATTCCATAGATTGCCCTTGAAAGGCTGTAAAGTCCCTCCTGTTAATTCTCCACACACCTCTCCATTACCGACCATGTGTGAACCGATAGTGAAACCACCTTGAGAGACATCTCTATCATCAAAGTGAACGATGACTTCTTCGTCAAGCGTAGATGGGAGGTAAGTGTTGTCTCCGGAAAACTTCTTTCCGAACTGTTTGTAAAGCAAACGGATGGTATGATTGTCTCCTCTATGGTCGGTAAACCTTAGACCATACAAAGGGCTGTTACCTATGTTGTCGACTTTCATGTCTTCTTTAGGTATGTAGCCACCGGCACTACCAACAGTGGTAACAGTCATAGCGGCATCGGCGTTACTGGCACTGCCGTATCGAGTTACATTGACTGTGCCATCGTTGGTAAAGCCCCATCTACTAAGGTCGGGAGACCAGCCGGGTATACCTGCTTGCGTCATACCACCAAAGTTTATTCTTGCTTTGGCCTTCGTGCCTATTCTCAAACCGTCAACCAATACAGAAGCAGGGCTCTTTGTTTCAAAGGACTCGTTGAGAAGAGTATTTGTTGTTCTACCGGAGACAATTTCAGTATTCGCTTCGGCTAATACGCTAACACTGTCTATGGTATCTACTCCAAAGTTGAGATTATTCGTAGCCTCATCATCGGTGTTTTCCGGCGGTAAGTATTCTTTGAGTGTAGTAATAGGTGCAAACGGTCGACCAAAGCGATTGATAGGCATTGGAGCGGGGTGCATGTTTTCTCCGGTTACTTCATCCGGTTGGCACCAATAGTTTCGGAAACGACCACCGTGTCCGATAAGGAACTGAGGTCGATAAGGAGTTTGAGCCCTACTGCTGTCAAGCCAAGTGCAGAAGTTTCTACCACCTGCACCCGGAACTGTAGAGTGTATGACGACAGAGAACCCTTGGTTGCCTTCGGAATCGAGAACTACTCTACCTAAGTGCGCCCTTACATAGCCCATGTGCGTTCCTCTGTCATGGCTTGAGAACGCTTTGGTCGTGTCCCAAAACGGAGCAGGGTCATGCGTAGAAGCAGTAGCGGCAAAGTCGGCTTTTTGATGAGGCGAAGAAGGGTCGAACTTTTGGTTTTCGCCAAGGAACTGGTCGTTTGGACGACGAGCATGGGTCTTACCGTTCTTAGCACCACCTTGGTTAATCAATCGAATAACTTCTCTTGCCGCCGATTCTATGTTCGTTACTCCGTCTTTGAGGGAAACCTCTCCTAAATCAACAGTCAGCCTTCTTACAAAGTCCATTTCAGTCCAATGCGTCAGTTCTTTCAAACGGGTATCTGTCAATGTATGCGCAGTATTGCGAATACCTTTCATGGCTAAGAAAGCAGGTATGACTCTTGTTCCGTCCGGAGTATCAAAGAAAGTTGAACGCTCTCTTACCCCATCATCTATTTGGTCGTGCTTAGCAAGTGCATCTGCTACATTGACAACTGCGTTGTTTGTTCTGTCGGAATAACCGCTGGTAGAGGTGCTGTCGACCCCTCCTACATCGTGTGTGGACAAGCCACCGGAGACACTTTCGTTCCATGTACTGTTATGTGAATAGGACGCTTCGATAAAGTCCGACTTTGTATCGGATGCCATGTTTTTACTTTGAGAAGGGAAACCTGCCGCTACATCAATGAGCGAAGCACTGTCTGCAACATTATACTTCACTATTCCAGCGGCAGTAACTGTAGGGTCTCCACCAATGGATGCGGTGGCTGGGCTGGATTGAACTTGCATGTGAATGTCTTGAAACGCTATGAACTCTCGGTCTTGAGATACATCATAAAGTAACACTCTCGCAAAGTCTCCTGTGCATTGATACGGGTCAATGTAGGCGACGACAGGTGGAGTTGTAGAAAGACCAACAGCGTCGTAGTTCATTTCAATTGTCTTGTTGATATGCTGAACCAAGTTTTGAGCAGTCTCTATGCAACTGTTACCAATCAAAAAGTTCTCCATCGGGGTACTGTCTCTTGGGTTAGCGTTGAAACTACCAATTCCCCCTGTGAAACCTTTCCAAACTTCGGCTTCATTAAGTGTGCCTCTACTCTTACAGAACAAACCTTCTATTGCGTGTGGGTTTGTATAGTGCATGTTCATCCAAACAGTATCACCTTGCCTTAACCCACCTACGCAGTAAGGGTGAGCCCAAGCCCTGTTGAGGAACGCTTCTTTGACTTTAGGGTGCGTAGTGGAGACTATTGCATGTAAGTCTTCTACATATACTTCATCACCAACTGACGGGGCAAAGCCATTATCGGGGGTTTGGATTGTCAAACTGTTATTCGTTCTACCGTCATAGAATCCTCTGTAAACGGTTCCGCTGGCGTTTCTCCAAGCAACTCGGAACTTGTAATCGGCATCATGACTGTCTTTAGGGAACAAAGAAGCATCGTCAAGAACTATAGGTAGTCCTATGACAAGTTGAGCATCTGTTCCTCCTGCGCCGTTTACTGTAACCACATCACCTATTTCATAAGCAGTTCCTGCCGTATGTATGGCGGCGGCTGTAACAGCGTTACCGCTGACCGTAACATTGACTTTCAAACCGGAACCTTCACCACTTGCAGTGGCTATGTTTGTATGAGAGCCGTTTGTATAACCACTGCCTCCGGAAACTATGGTGACATTGCTGGGTATACCTGCGTTCACTGTTATTTTTGCTCTCGGTCGCTTTGACTGAATCTTTGGTAAATGAGGGTTAATACTTGGACCGTCTCTCAACTCGATTGCACTGACATACTGCCGTAGGCCATAATCGACATTACCACCTTGCGTCATCACATTTGAACGGTCATGATAGAAAGAGCGGCGGTTTTCATAACCAGCACTGATGAGACTTGGGTTGTCAGCAATACCTGTGTAATTCATGTCTTGGTAGCCCGGTGCAGGTAGAATGAACGCACCTACTTTGATGTCTCGGAAAAAGTGCTCACTTGCGATGTGGTCGTCCCCATGGGCACCTATGACAGTGAGATAATTGTTCGTTGTATCTCTTGCTGAGTAAATGACCCATTCTCCGTTTGCTAAGAAAGCCCTGCGGTATCTCGCACTACCACCAATACCTGCAACGACAACTGGAGGCGCAGAGGGTATAGGGAACAGGCTTGCGTTTTCGACATAGATGCGATGCACTGAGGTGTCGTATGGCTGAGTAACCCTTGTCCCACTACGGTGAGTATCTGCTTGTATAGCGTATGAAAACGGCCCAAAGATTTCGGGGTCTTTAGGTGCAACTGAATCCACTCTTCTGCCGACAGGACTTGGTGCCCAAGAATGAGCGGTATGTGTAGCATCTATGTGTATTTTCATACTGTTGTCCGGACCGGGGAAAATACCTCTGTCCGGCTTGTCAAAGAAGAACTCTTCAAACAAAGGAATCTCTACCATTGCACGAGTACTTGCATACTGTGTGCCGAGTTGATAATCGTGTTGGACAGTATCGAGAGTTTGAAACAATCTGTCGTTGATGGTCGTTCCGTCGTTACACATTGTCTCTTCGCTGAACTTGTCGTCAACATGCAAAGTGCTACCTGCATCTATACCTGTAGCCGTAATCCAAGCCGCAAGTGAATCAGCCTCCGAGCCATCAGCCAAAATAAAGTCACCAGTTCCTGTGCGACCTGTTGAAGATGTAAATGTGAAAGTAGTGCCCGTTTTACTGGTATATAGTGCAGAGGCAAACCTTGGAGGCTCGTCGTTATTCGATGGTACTTCAAGGTAAACATAACCCACTTTAGGAAAACAATATGTTCCCCAAGACTGTAAGTCAGTTGTTCGATTGTTAAGTGGCTTAACGACAACAGTGCTACTGGTCGTACTACTTACTGTCGCTTGACAATCACGACGGGTGTTCCAAGCGAGCCTTGCAAGTGGACTTGGGTCATAGGTTTCTTTTGTATTTACAGCACCTTGTCCAACACCTCCAAGTGTCATGGTGACGACTGGTGCACCGGGCATTATCTCTTTGACAATATGAGAATCGGGTGCGGCTGAACCTTTTACATACACACTTGAAGAAGCCAAGTCACTGGTAATACCATGTGCATGAACAATGTGCTGGCCGTTATCGCTTTCACTAAAAGACAAAACTCTTGCACGAGATACAAGACTTTCTATTGATATTCGGTTTGCTTTCTCTGTAGAGGAGATAACTTTGCTTAGTATGTTGAGCCTGCTTCTGTCACTTGGTTGGACAACGAGTTGCATAGTTTTCTCGCTTGAGTTATGTTCTATGATGTCAAAGTATTCATGGACGCATGTGCTTTGGTTTGTCGTACCTCTACCTATAAACTGCGGCTGATTAAACAATTCTTCGTTGTCGACCAACGCAGAAGCAGTACCACCTCCTATAGTTACACTTGTAGAAGTTACTGCGGTTATTGTTCCTATGTTTTTACCGTTGGCTTTGTAAACATCATTACCGACTTCAAATTGCCCTGTAGCATTAACCCCGTCAACGGTCATTGCACCAGTAGTACTTGCTGAATAGCCGGAGCCGTTATTGACAAAGACCCCTGTTCTTGGACGACTACCGTTACTTGCAGGTTGGAACCTCACATCAGCCACTGTTGTCATAGCCGAACTACTGGTAACATGCTTTTGAACCATAACTCTGTGAAACACCGAACCTCTTGAAGACAGTTCGGAGGTGGCTAAACCAATAGCCTGCGGCGTAGTGCTCGGCGGGTCGCTTGATGTAAGAGGTAAGTAATTTTGAGGACATAGGTCGTAATCAAGGACTTTCTCCCCAACTAAACCTTCGGAGTTATCACCTTCTAAGTCTCCATCGGAAAACAAAGACATTTCGGGTTTATCAAAAGTTATAACCCCACCTGCTGAATAAAGTTCAAGTTCACTTGCTGACATAGCGTCGTGCATAAGGTCGAGTATAGAGTAAGAACCTGTGAGTATAGTGCTTACATCGGGGAGGGTTTTTGTCACCAGCAATTTAGGATGTAAGTCCAACACAGTAACGATAGCCCCTGTAGTGGCGGCAGTGACAAATGCAGAGACAGGTGCCGTTGTAAATGTCAGCGTCTTGGCACTGTAGTTTATTTTAGCAGTTACAGTGGCTGTAGCCGTAGCCGCAATCGTCCCTATCCGAATGTTACTGGCAGATATGGTTTGGCCGTCATGTCCAAACGACTTTACGCTTTGAAGTGTCAATACTTTGTTACTCCCGCTAATGTTACCAGTAAGCCTTGAAGTTGCACCTGTGGTGAACTCCGAGCCTTCATAGTCAATTGCATTGTAATGTATTTGCACAGACGGGTTATACCCGTAAGTCGCAAGACTGGGCAAGAAAAGAGAAGCAATTCTACTTTCATTTGAAGGTATAGCGTGCCTTACATTACCTGTAGCCTCATGTGAAGGAACTGATTTGAGAAGGAAAGGATTGGGATTAAAGTTCGGACCGCCTATTGCAAGCATGCCTCTTTTTGCATCGGAAATATCCGACATGCCGTTTTCAACGATAGTGCTGACAAATCCACGAGTTATTGTAGACTCTACCTTTATTGGACCGTGGGTATCATAACTTGATATTATACTGTTGATAGGGACAGTTGAGCGAATGTCGGAAAAAGTTGCAGGGAAAGAAGCAGTTACAATGTCACTGCTCATATCCAACTTTTTCTCTACATGGTGCTCGTTGGTCGGAGGTAAAGAGCCCATGTAATGGTGACTCCTCACATGATTGAGAGTGTGGCGACCGCAGTGACCTGCAAGTAATTCGTTGCCCATATTGGTAGTACTGGCAGAGAACTTGTTGAACTCGTGGCTGTCTATAGCCATGCTTTGAGAAAATACAACTCCGTGATTTTCAAACGCACTCTCGTCAATACAGACTTGCCCTTGTCGTTGGGAGAACTGCGTCCCGCTACCGTATGGTTGAAACAAATTACCTTTACCAGTGTCAACTATACAGTCCCCTGTAATAATAACAAAGCGTCCAGCACTGTGTGTCATAAGCGCACCTCTTCGACCGTTTGAAGCGTTCGCCTCAAAGTCCAAGTGAATTGACTCTACTACCATTGTCCCTGCACTCGCATCAATTGACATGAGGCGCATTCTTTCGGGTGCTTTGTTTGTAGGCTTACCTGTCGAAGTGCTATAGCCCAATGGGTTGATGAGTATATTGTAAGGCACTTTTGGTATAGATACTGTCGAAGTAGCAGACTCTGCGTAAACCTTGACCGAGTAAGCACCGCCACTGTAAGGGCTGGTTGTAAAGTTAATACTGGTTAATCCGCTCTGTCCACTTAACTCGTCGACTAAAGCCTGCGCCGCAGTTGCACCTATACTCACAGTGGATGATGTCCCTGTAGCCGCACTGATAGAAGGAGTTACTGTGATTAAATCAATGGGTTCTATAGGCTCTTCAAACCGCCAAAGCCCCAATGTGTTATCGCTCTTGACGGGAGCGTATTGCTGATAGCCGGATGAAAGCGCACCTCTCGACCAATGAACAGCCTCAAGGGTTCCTCTAAAGTCACCACCTCTACCTCCCAAGTAAATGTTATTCTGTTGATTGACAAGTTCATGAGGCTCGTCAAGTGTTTGAGAAGTAACTAAATCCCCATTGACAAGTAAACTGATAATCCTACCGTCAAACATAACTGTTACATTGAGTAGTTCACGGTGCCCCGAATTGAAAGCAGAGACATCATCCATCTCTTCATCGGTTGCCAAATACCCGTCTTGAGTCGGACTGAAAGCAGGATATGATATTCCATCATAGTAAGCGAGCCTACCGTTGACTTTCATCACAGGTTTGGCTGTCGAAAGAGTATACACTGCATCTCTACCGCTGGCAGGGTTTCTCAGTGTTACTTCAAATGTAGCAGGAGCAGGACTGCTCGGACTACCTACAGTCAGTCGCATGACATTTTCTTGCTCAAATACTACTCCCCCGCAATCGGGTATGAACCAAGTCTCCAAGGTGAAGTTACTAAGAGCGGAAGGTAGTCCTCTTCTCTCTTCATCGTTTATACCATGGACGCTCTTTAGATTGACAGGAACGAGAACGCTGTCGCTAATCCCATTGAATTGTAATCCAAATCCGGGGTCAATCAGCAAACTCATATCAAACACCTATAACAAAGTCGGTTGCCACGAGTAGCATCGTGAACGCGTAGTAGTTGTTCCCAGCATCATAACGCACATGAAGTTTCTCCGGCATTATTCTAATTCCGCCGTCGTTACCGTGAGCCTGTGTGCCGGGAATAGTGACAAATAAATCTCCAATTACATCAGCAAAGAAACCAACTATGGATTGTATTTTATCACTCACCAATGTATCTGTTACTTTTTCAAACCAACTATTTGCTCCGTCGTCATCAGCATTACCGCCTTCATCTCCAGTAAGAAGAAACTGATTCATCAGTTGAGAGGCGGCTCTTGTGTTTTCATTGGATGTCTTTTGAGACTGCGGTAGGCTACCGAATGTCAAAAAGAAATTGCGTGCGGTTGCAGTTACTCCGGAACTGGTGACAAGGCTATCATAGGGTATCTGTAGACCTCGGAACATGTCGATGCTTTTTTCCGAGTTCGACACAAGGCCGATTAAGTCTTGAACTTTGTCTCCAGCAGACCTTGATGAGTTTACATTGCGTGAACTTGAGAGTTGAAATATCTGCGGACTCAAAAGTTCGGAAAAAGCCTTAGACACCATTTGAGGATGTTCGATTACATCGTCGGGATGATAAAGTTGTTCTATGACAACTATTGAGCCATTAACTGTAGCCTTAAACGCTGTAGCGAGTGTCTTGCCTGTCCCACTGATATTAAAGATAGTGCTAACATTAGAAGAGAGTTCAAACGCAGTATTGAAAAGTTGAGCAAGTTTTGTAGCAGGAGATGCACCATCAGTAGTCATAAGCCCCTTGATAGGTATATTGACAACAGCATCCCAGTTTTTAGCGTCTTGGCTTAACCTGTGCCCACTTGCAGAAGGCACTTGACTTACGCTGTTTCTTACTGCACGAGTCAATGTAACTTGGTCCGACCCTCCAAGTAAAGGGTGTGTTTTACTGGCATCGAATTGAAACCTTATTCCTATGTGAGCACCGCTTGTTATGCCTAAAAGAGAGTCTTTATCGCAAGTTGAACCTTTAGGATTACGAGAAGAGTCCTCTAACCAATAAGAAGGGATAACCTTGATGAAGTTATTATGCAGTATCTCCTCCATGGAGTTATTACTTTGGTTGATAGTAAGTATGTCACCTGCAATGAGGTTGGTTTGCGTCACTGCTTGTAACTTTATTTCCCACTTAGGAACCCCTGCCAGCGGTATCGTAGCATCATCAGCAACTGAAACGGCATAACCTACCAACTCGTTGTTTCTGTTGAAAACTTTAGGAAAGACAAACAGCGCATCTCCGGCTGTTATAGAGGTAGGTAAGCCACTTGAAAAGGTCACACTGGTGTCTGTCAAAGCACTGATGTCGCCTAAAAATACACCAGCAGAATTGACTACTCTATCACCAATGTTTAACCGAGCCGCCGCACCTAAAACACCAGCATCACTACTAATTGAAAGCGCACTACCTGCACGATACAATGTAGTTTCTACAGCAAGTGCTCCTGTGGCGGATGTAGAATGACCACCTGTGAACTTTAACTTGGTTAGTATTTTAAGCGAAGCAGTAGTTTGCGAGGTCCAACTCTTTGAGTTTACCGAAGGAATGGTGGCTACAATCGTATCGCTCGTTCCTTGAGGTATATCATAATCTATCGAAAACTGCTTAATCGAAGTTTCGACTTGAGAGTGGGTCATAAACATTATCCCCGGAGTAAACGCGAAGTTCACTAACTCAGCAGGTATGAAGTTACTGAAAGGCTCGGTGGGTAACATGTTCCCAAAGTTGATGAGAGTTTTCATAGGGCTTGATGATAGAGAACTATTGGCACTGTGCTGTGCATCAACCCCTACATCATCGGTAATAATTCCGTTCATCTCCAAAGTTACTCTTGGTGTATTTGTATCTATAGCAAAACGCTTGAGAAAATTACCGGGTGTTGGGAACGCTGAAACATTACGCTCGACTGCCATGTCAAGGCTTTGGACAATCAAATCTGTTTGTATTTCGCTTTGCGAGCCTGCGAGTAATCGAACCGGAATTGCCATACTTTCACCTCATATTATAATATCAGCGGCCATGAACTTAAGACTGAACTCATATGCTTTATGCTCCGCTTCACGGTGTATTACCATATCAGCAACGAGACCGCTTATTCCGTTTTTCAAATGCCCTTCGTGTGCATGAGAAAACAACCTTGAGGCGTGTTCTGTATTGATACTCGATAATTTACCAGCAGTCAAACCCTCGGTTGTTAAAAAGAAGTTACGCTGTGCTATATGTGAGTCTAAAGAGTTCTTACCTTTGGTTACATGAGTCAAATAAGGTATCTGTATGCCTCGGATATAGTCACCCGTTGCATCTTGTGGGTTGATTTGATTTGCAACAAAACCTGTGCCTGCGTTAATGAAATCACTCACAAAGCCGACATCGGGATTAGAAGCGTAATTATTACTGTTTGCAAGTATACCCAGTAAATCCTGCGCTTTGTCTCCGCCACTCTTGATAGGGCGACCGCTGTTACTACCAGCAGTTCCGCTCTTACCTCCGGAGAAGCCTTGAGTAACGGGCATTTGTCCCACACCCAATGTGGTGTTGATAGTGTCGGACGACTGTCCGAGTGAAGAAGCAAACTGCTGAGTTATTTGCAATCGGCAGTTATGACCGTGGTATGATTCACTGATGTCAGTAGAGAAAACCTTGTCCATGGTTTCGTTACTGGACGCATCGACCTCTCGGCCTACATCTATGTAAGAAGCAGTGATGGCCTTTGATATGAGATAAGTCAAGTATTCATCTGTTCTTGTCAATCCTCCTCCTGTGTCGCGAGCAGAACCGTCTTCGTAAGTCGGGAAACTCGGACCCACTGCCGCTTCGGGTGCGGCGAACTCGTTGAAAGTGTCAGCGTTTTGGATAGGGACTACTATGACAGGACTACCGGGCCTACCTCGTAAGTTTGTATCTGCGTATTGTATAGGGGCAATGTATATTTTATCACCGTTAGCAATAGTACCCGGTGTATCAAGCCGGTATGTTATTTCAGTAGCGTTTACTGTCAACACAGTAGCATGTAGAACATTATTTTCTGCTGTGTCTTCTACATAAGAGTTCCCTCTTCTAAAAATTATCCTTTGGTTTCTACTATTTTCAGTGGGTTCAAACCAATCATGGGGCTCGCTTGCCTCACTACCGGAACTGTATTGATGAGCACCTACCAGTAAATTACCCGTAACAGTAATCGTAGTGCTGGTAAAACTTTGGACTGTCATACCTGTATCGCGTTGCATATTTGAAAACCCATAAGGTTCGTTTTTGCTTGCAACCATCAAGTCGTCGAATGTAACTCTCACATGTCTTGTAGTAGCATATTTACCTACTCCAGCATACTCGTGCGTGAAATCAAGCCCTATTCCATATTTGAGAGAGAGGTAGCCTTCGACTTGTTCTCTGTCCGCATCGCTCAAAACAGCGTTGTAAATGAGAATCTCGGCTATTTGTCCGTCGAAAAAGTCACCGGACATCTCGCCTATTTTCAAGTTGGCCGCAGTGTTGGGAACATAACCTACACCGGAGGTTTGCTGGGCTTGTTGTTTACCGTTGACAAAGAGCGTAGCAGTATCTGCATCTGCATTTGCAGTCGTGTCGTCCATTGTGTAAGTCATTATTTGCGCTTGAGTATTAACGACAGAATTAGCCGCCGAAGTTATACCGTCATCAGTACTATTCTCTCTCCAAAAAGCAGTAGCATCTTTGTTATTCATATCCATAAAGAGAGCAAAACCCTTAGCAGTAGTAGCACCTGTGCTTCCTTCTATAGAACTGAATACAGTGTGGTCTCCGGCTGTAGCGTTACTCTTTGCAACACAGAAAACAGTAAACTCTTCGGAATTAAATAATGCGTGGAAAGTAACCTCCATATCGTCATTCACTCCGTCGAACTTCAAAGCGGCTGGTCCTATACCTGCACTGGTGAATGTAGGTTTGTCGCTTACAGTAGATTGAACAGCGTTCCTACCGTTACCACTGCTGTCAGTCCAAGTGGTTACATCGCCGCCTTCTTCTATATCAGTTATCGAGTCAGCCTTAAGCCAAAGTTGTAAGCCTGTTTTTACAGGGTTGTCCAGTGATTTACCTGCCTCTGTCCAGTATGCTACTGGTAAGTCAATGTATTTTTTAGCCCAGTATTGAAGTATTCTATTACCGAGGTCACTCGGCTCCAAAGGAAAACCTCCACTGGAGCCACCTAAACCTCCACTGGAGCCACCTGTGTTACCTACAGACCCTCCTATACCAGTAGTAACGCCTGCTACGCTATTACCAGCAGGTCCTGCCATGTTGAAGGCCGATGAGACAGGACCGGCGTTGTTACCGCCACCTCCACCATTAACAGGTTGGCCCCAACTTACAATCGTTTGAGGTTGATAAAAGTCAAGAGTAGCAACAGCCTTTGAACTTGCAGTTTGACCTGTGTCATCAGTCAATGCTCCTTGTATCTCAATCGTTACACTTGCTTGGTTAAGGTCTATGCCCATACGCTTAGCGTCAAAGAAAGGTATAGCAAAATTGCTCTGTATGCGCTCAACAATAATATCGACGCTTGTAGCATCAAGGGAGATAGTTTCACCGTTCTCTTGAACGAGGCGAACTGGCATCATCTCCCCTGCGTCCATAATCAGCCGCTCCTGTTAAAGCCGCTCTGTGTAAGCGAGCCGCCCATTTTACTTCTCAGTTCTTTTGTCACCATAGTGCTGATTTCTTTAGCGAGTTTTTGTTTGTCGCTTTTATCAGTCACTCCGCTGACATCTATTCTTAGGTTGACAGTGACATTACTTTGCGAGCCTCCACCTGCTCCACCTGTCATCTGTGCTTGCGAAGTAGGTTCAGTCATCATCTGCTGAAATGGCTGGGATTTCTCCATGTTCTTGAGAGAAGCCGTTAAGTCTGTGCTGTTCACCTTCGTCATCTCCATTGACTTGCTGAACTTGTCCATTTGCTGTTGCAAGGCTTTCATGTTTTCACCTGCTTCTTTGCTGTATTTTTTGAACTTCTCCATCGCTTCTACTGAGCGTGGGTCGATGTCGCCGTCAATCATGATTACTCCTCCGTTGGGGGCACTCGGTCATAGCCTAAGTAAACTGCGTCTTTTGGTATGTCCTCTTCTCCTTGCATAGCCTGTGCCCAATAAAGAAGTTGCTTAGCATCGTTTACTGACAAGTCTCTCAAATCCTTTAGGCTCATATTGTAATGTGTCATTAGAAGGTATTCCATCCCTTCTCGTTGGTAGCGAAGCCGCTGATTAACAGGTCGTCCGTGGATGAACTGTTTGATGTTTCCGACTTCGCCTCCCGAAAAACCAACCAATCCATGATTTGGGTTGGCTGTGGTAAAAGAGATGCAAGTTGCTGACCTTCTTCCGGATTGAGGTCTTCTATGTCTATAGAAGGCTCGTAGTGAAGCCAGTTGCTAAATGCGTAACGCCAGTAGTTAGAGAAGTTCATATCGCCATTTGCGAATAACGGGGCTATTGCCTGCACATCAAAAAAAGTCAACTGTTTTGTTGTAACTTTGACAGGTTTACCGTTTATGTTAATTTCATTCTTCTTCTGTTTCTCCGACATACTTACTCACTTTTTTATTTGAGCCCGTTGATTCCTCAAGGGACTCATCCGTTTGCATGTGAGCGAATGGGTTATCACTGGCTCGTCCTGCTTCCGGGTTGAAGAGGTTATCTCCACCTTCTTCTTCTTCTTCTGTAACATCATAGGGTCTGTCATAACGACAATATGGGTTCAAATTGACTTTGTTTCGCATTGACATATGACTCCCCCTAACAATGATACACTGTGTCCTCACTTATGACCTTTACATTTTGAGGCTTGATTTTCATAGTAGTAAAGAGAAGCCCTTTGTCATCGGGCATAGGTATTGGTAGTTCTGTGATAAAGTAGTCGTCGATGATAACGCGAAGGCTTGGTGTTGTTTGGCTGTCACCTGCGACCACTGGCTTAGTGAAATGGAGCATGATAGTTCCTCCTGTCGAGCCGACAGTGCCACCTCTTTCTACATGGCTTCTTAATTCATGAAACAAACTGTGGTCTGCCAGTGCGATGACTATCTCCATCTCAAACTCTTCACGGCCTTCACGGATAACGCTGGCGTTTCTTGTTCCGCCGTAAGGTATTTGTTTGAGGCTGATATTGTTTGACGCATCTACTGTTTCTGCCACAGGGTTGCTTTGGATAGTATGAAACATCTCGACTCCTGTCTTACCTCTCAATTCAAATGCACTGATGAAGGCTAAGTTTTGGTCGAATGCCGATACAGTCCCGTTATAGAACATGAAAGGTTTCTCCGAGCCTTCTGCTATACCGCTGGCTTTTCTACCTGTTTTCGTACTGGCAGTATTTTGAAACATTCGATGAGCAGTGTATCGGTCACCTTTGTTACTCGACTCAAGGCGACCAGTGTCTGTATAGCAAGCCAATGCGTTGAAAACACATCTGTATTTCAGTTCAGCATCAACAGTAGATGACATCTCCCATTCAACGACTTTGCAACCTTTGAACACTCTTGTCAACTGGTTGCTATCGTTTGCCGCACCGGGTGCTGTGGTTGATTCTCCGGTAGCGTTGAAAGAGCCGACATCTCGTGTGCGGACACTATGTTCAAGACTGAAACTCGGTATGGTTTCGGCAGAGAAAAGCAAGCGTCGAACAGGGTTAGTAATCGTTCTTGTCGAGTTTACATTCGGACTACCGCTGGACGCTGTGTCACTATACTCTCTTAGTTCAAGAGTATCGCTGGTCGTATGAGGGAACTGCCACCCGCCATCAACATAGATACGGAAACGGCTACTACCTAATCCTTCAATGGCTGATATTCTGCGACACTCGGTTGACTCTGCCCATTCAAAGTGCTGAGCGTCATTGGTGAGTCCCGAACCCGAAGACTCCAAAGGAAAGTATTTGTTTGTTGATAAATCGGGAGTCTTGTAAGTAGTTGTAGGAACGAGAGTAGTGTCTTTGAGGAGTATGTAGTCTCCTACTGCGGCATCAGTACTTGAGCCAAAGCGAACACTTGCACTTTGACTACTTGTTACATCAAGGTGTCCTTGACCGGGTGAAACATCTGCGTAGATAGTAGGGACAGGACTTGAAGCGTGGTCTTTACTACCGCACTTGTCTTTGCTGACAACTTCTCTACCGAGACTGTAATACAACCAGTTGGCGTTATGCATTGGCATTTCAAGCGAGCCGCCCATATGATGCACCTTACCTGTCTGTTGCACTGCTACCTGTCGACCAAGGCCAACAACATGGTAACTATGCAAATCGACTTTGGTGTCGGGCAAGGTCATGAAACTGGCTAAACCAACAAACTGGTCGATAAGGCTGACTTCTTTTGAGGATGCGGCGGCGGCATTCATTACCGAGTTTGTATCTCCTTGTATGGTCGGCAGTCCAGTTCCGTGAAGAAATATAGCATCGCCTGTCCCACTGTCCAATGAGGTAGTGGTAGCGAGTGCTGGTACTATTTTTATTTGAGTTGCCGCTACACCGTCAGCGTTATTTTCTAAAGTATGGTCGACGATGGTGTATACTCTACTCTTAAGACTTGAAGTGTAAAATGTAGAAAAGGGATTGTTACCTGTAGATGCGGCATGAAATGTCAGTTTTTGCCCAATAAGCATGCCAAGAGGGACTTTGAGAATTGGCTTGGCCGCTTCAAATATACTGGTGTTACCGATAGAAGTCGTCCCCCTAAACTGAATGGTAGTGAAATCACGAGCAGAGTCAGTAGTAACTGCTCTCCAAGTCCTTGGCTGGTCGTGCTCAATAAGGACGCTTGTCTCGTGGCCCATAGTGACCTCCGAGACATCTCCTTTGTAATGCGCACCGAACCCACTCAAGGTATCAACTCCGCAAGTATAACGACTTCAACTTGAAAGGTATGTCGGAACAACTTCTTGGTCCGGTCGCTCAAATCAGTTCTTACTTTGAGAATCATGCGGTCAAAGTTCGCACCGTCTCCCTTTCGGTTGACATGTATGATTCTGCGCATCTCATTCTCCATTTTCCTCAAACGACTACGCCCTCTTGAGGTGCGCATGTCAACGGTGATGTTGGCTCTCGTCGTTACAAAGTTGTAAAGTAATTCGGGGACTTCTTCGTTGAGAGCAGTCTCATAACAGAGGATATAGTCATGGCGTTGTAAGTCAAGTCTCTTTCCTCTTTCCGGACCTTCGGAGGCAATATCTATGATAACAGGCTTAATATTGTCTGTATTCGCCCTATTCCAACCTACAGCAGTCCCCGCATCAAAGTCAGCCTTGAGAATATCAATGACTGTTTCAAGAGGTTCTTTCCAATCAGCCGTCATGCGAAGACCACCACTTCCTTGTAGCGAGCGAGAATCTCCATAGCCTCTCTACGCCATAACTGTGCCTTTGAGCCGAGGTCAATGTTTTGTCCACCTTCGGGGATTAGCACTGAGCGGTCGTCAGCCATCAGTAGTTCGCTCGCTACAAGTTTAGTAGCGGCTTCTTCAATTGCCTTCTCAAGGTAACGCTCACCATAAATGTATGAGCACTTAATGGCATTCCATTCAAAGAACGGGTATGAATTGTTGAAGTAAATGATTCCCATCTCGGAGTCGAGCCACCAGTCACGCAGTCGTGCACTGTCTCCACTACTTGAACCGCCTTGAAGGTCTACAACGAGTGAGTGCTGGGTGATTGTCCCACTTGAAGGAGCAGTGCCAGTAACTGTGAAGCAACCAGTGAACTGAGTTGCTGATAAGCCACTATAGCGTACTACATTCGTTCCGTCTGTAATCACACCTGCTTTGTTAAACCCAGTCGTGCTGTTTACAGTAATGACTCCGCTTGGACTACCCCCTGTAAAAGTTCCACTTGCTCCGGAAACCGTAGCAGTGTGTATTGAGGTTTGGTCGATAGTAATGTCACTACTGTCAGTAACAATGGAGCACTCTTCGCCTGCTTTGACAGAGCGCATCGAGGTCACCTTGACAACACCGGTTCCGTAGTCGGAGTTGGCTGATGCAAGGAACTCGTTATGGACTGCGACATTCGATGTCGAGCCTTCAAGCGTAAACGCAGGAGAGAACTCTACAGCCACTTTGCTGACTCTATCCTCTTTGTTGATGAGGTCAGCCAAGTTTTGAGCAGTTGAATTAGCATCAATCTCTCCACGCCATTCTCCTGTCCCTGTGCCAGCCGTAAGCGTAGCAACCTTACCGTGTCCGGTAGACATGTATATTTTCTTACCTGTAAGCGAGGCCACATTGTCGAACTCGATTCTCGCCTCTGCTCCACCAATCTCTCGGTAGTCGTCACCTTGCCATAGTTCGATTCTCAGTATTTGCTGAACATTACGGAAAAGCAAAGGTGCTGTCCCGACATAATCTGTATAGTATCGTCGACGGTAAGGCTTGTATGTATCGAAGTTAATGTATTCCGCTGAGACGAGGTAAGGTCTCCAAGCATTATGAGTGATGTTGTCAATGCGGTCTTGTATACGGCGTATGTGGTCGTTGACGATGTTCTTTGTTACGCCACGACTCTTACCGTTGGTGAATATGGTGAGGTTCTGTATCTCTGTGTTTGCGGCAGTTGTATAATTCGCATGGGTGTTACTTGCTGGTAACTTGACATACTTTACGCCACTAATCTCTGCAACTACAGGTGTGCCGATAGTAAACTCAGTACCGAGCGGGTCGAGGTCGCTGTAGACAAATATAGTGTCACCGCTCTCAAAGCCATGTTCTCGCAGGTCTGTACCTGTGATGTAGAAGCCATCGGAGGTTGCGTTTGCCGCACCAAGGACAGGTTCTCCTGCCGCAATGCCAAGAAGTTGCGCCACTTTGTCGCCAGTCGTATACACGACAGCAGTGGGGTCAAGAGGTCGAGTTTCGGGCTCACCGGGACTGAATACTGTTGGCATGACCTCTCCTCCTATTCATCCCATAAGGGGTCTTCGTGATAACTCTATTGCTCTTTCTTACCGAGATTAAAGTCAACTGGTTTCTTACATGTCCTGCATGTATCGACCCAGCAAAAGTATAGCATACCGCAATTCTTACAGCGTGTGCCCGAACCAATGTTCAGCACATCACCAGCGTTCTTATTGCGGTTTCTTTGTTTGACAGTGACACCCGACAGAGGTTTATCCTCGTTGGTTCTTACCGAAGCACCGTATGATTCGTTAAGGCGAATGCCACGCTTCTGTAGTCGAGCGATGTCGTCAAGTCCGAGGCTACCGAATCCTTGCATACTTACTCACCTCAAACTGTGTAGGTAAGTAAGAAGTAATGATTACCAAGCGAAGTGAATGGTTCAATGCTGATTAAAGCAGTGGTATTCGCCGCCGCAACTCCAAGAACACCTGTGCCACCTGTGGCTCGGATGTCTGCTTGAATAAGCGCAGTCGCTGTTCCATCGGACATTGATTGAGGGCTGTAAGGACCGATGACTCGGTTTCCATAGCCACTAAGTAATGCCAAGGCGAATCACCTCAGCGTTGTCCGAGAATCCACCAGCGACCGTCTTGAGTATGTGCAGTGCTTGCCGCACCCAAGTTACCGTTTCCGAAAACAACTTTCTCGTTGGTTTCGTCAATAGAAACCGAAAGGTTTCCGTCAGTCAAAGTTACTGCACCTGTGTTTGGTCCTATTTTGTGTAATTCGTCATTGTTCGGTACGAGTATTTTTACTCCAGCACCAATAGTCAAGGCTGTTCCACTTGCAATTGCTGTGATAACGCCGACAATTTGTCCATCCCCTGCATAGATTGTCTCTCCTACATTGAAGTGTAGCCTTACATCGACAGTATCTACGACCATAGCAGTGTCTCCTACCGCCATTCCGTCGCCGTCATTGAGTGCAACCCCTGTATTGTATAGGCTGGTAACATGTCCGCCAGCCGCAAAGACTGTTGAAAGTTGGTTAGCATATGATACATCAGTTCCACCATCAGTGAAAGTTCCTGTAATCATAGTCATATCGCCCATTACATGGACTCGTGTGTCTTTTGTATTTCCTGCCGCCATTATTCTTCATCTCCTTTTATTGTTGATTGTTCTGCCTCTACCGGCTCTTCGACTGGTTCGGGCACTGCTACTGGCTCATCGACCATAGGCTTTAGAGTTTCCTCGACCATTGTCAATAACTTAGCCTTTGTAGCGTAGCCACCATATTCAACACCTCGCTCGGTCAACCAAGCACTGATGTCTTTTTTTGTCCAGCCAGCGTCGGGAATACCGTCGCTTTCTGCGTCTACTGTGATTGCTGTCTTTTCGTCGCCTTCGACAAGGAATGCTGTTGGATTGGAGCAAACTGCTACCCGATGAGTGTCCAGCCATTCTTGACTGACTTCAACGGGTTCTTTGCGAGTCCAAGAGTCCTTGATGTCCGGTCTCTTTCGATAGACGGTAGGTCCCAAGTATGTTACTGTAGGCAAGGTTATTCACCTCAAACCACGAGTAGCCAAAGTTCCATTGCAGTTAAATCGTCAGTGGTTCCGTCAGCAGTTGCTTCCATGTCGAAGGTCAAGACCAAATCGCTGGTCTTTACAATCGCAATGTTTGCTGTTGCGTCGGCTCTCTGTGCGATGCAAGATAGGATTTTACTGCATTCACCGGATAGTGTTAGTGTGTTCGTGTCTGCCATACCGGATGCTATGTGCATACTAACCAAACGAGGTTGTCTGCGCTCTGCAACTTGAGAGTTGGTCGCTGTGAAGCCCGAAAGGTTTCCGGGGTAAGCGTCAGTGCTGTTACCCTTTAGCCAAAGAGTTTCGTCTTGGTCGCTACCTGCCCATAGAGGTAGGTCAACATTGATAGTTGGTGCCCCATTGCTGGTTGTGTATGTAATCTGTCTGTGTGTTATTGCCGCCATAATTTTTCATCTCCTGTATTTTATTTTTGTCCTCACTTAAGGTCACGGATTGAACCTTGACCTCCAAAGAATGTTGTCCAAACTTCACCCATTGTTCGGTAAAGTCCCTCTTGTCCGAGGCGGTTAATGGCGAATGGGTCACCGGTTTCAATACCAGACTCATAGTACTGAGTTGGTTTTGCAACACTAAAGTGAAGGTAGTCAGTGTCCAAGAAGTACATACGGCTGATGCCGTCCTTTGTAACGTCCTTGGATGGAATGATTGGGACACCGTTGTATGTAGCGACGATGAAACCTGCTTCAACACCGGGTACACCCTTGACACCGTTGAAGGTAGGGGTGACACGCTTCTCTTCCATGAATCGCTGTTGCGCTTGGAGGAGTTGTTGGATTCGCATCAAAGTGTCATATCCAGTGAGGATGACCTTTGGATTTCCACCACGTACCCAAATCTTTTGGAAGATGTCGTCGAGGTGGTCAAGGCTGAGTACACGCTCAGTCAAGCCTGCATCGGTTGCGACGTTGACCTCAGCGTTGGACCAAGTGTTTGCATCTCGGTCAATGCTGTAAATGTCGAGGTCAGAAGCAGCGCTAACGTGTGCGGTGTTTGTAGTCTGAGAGCCTGCTGCGACTGGACCAGTACCAGTACTGTCCATTGTGCTTGAAGCGGTGACACGGTCGAGGGACTCGTAGTCGTTGCCAGCAGGTGTGTCGACGTCTTGGAGGAGCATCTTGTTGATTTCCTCAGCGTGGTGCTTACCCATTTCTTCCTTGAGAACACTGCGAATGTCACCAAGACCGTCGTCCTTGTCGTTAAGGAAGATTGCAACTTCGCTCATGTCGAAGGTGTGTGCAATGGTCTTAGGCTTTGCAGCGATGTGCTGGAAGACAGGTTTGGTGGTTTCCGGTA